AACTCACGAATTATTTTCGGAGTTAGTACAGGCGGGATTCAACCAAGAACAGGCAATCGCAATCGTCGTCGGATTAGCAACCAAAGAGTAGAGGGTTAAATGGCTGAGAAAATAACGCCTGATTTACAAGAGTTCGGCTCTACTGGTCTGCGTCGTTCGGGCGGAACGATATTTGAAGAATTTTTAGTAAATCTCCGCGGACAACGCGGTGCAAGAATCTATCGAGAGATGGCGGACAACGACCCGACTATCGGCTCAATGTTATTCGCAATCGAAAAAGTTATTACTCGTCTTGAATGGCGCATCGACCCATACTCTGATAATTCTAAAGACGGAGAGATTTCTCCTGAAGATAAAGAAGTCGCGGCGTTCGTAGAATCTTGTTTACACGATATGAGTGAGTCTTGGGACTCTGCTCTATCTCAGATGCTTTCAATGTTGGTCTTTGGTTTTTCATATCACGAAATTGTTTACAAAGTCCGCGAGGGAGATAGCAAAGACCCTCAGCGTAAATCTAAATTCAATGATGGTCGTATCGGCTGGCGTAAAATGCCAATCCGCGCTCAAGAAACTTTATTCCGATGGATGATGGATGATGACGGCGGAATTCAAGGAATGGTTCAAGTAGACCCATCCTCGGGCGGTATCCACCACATTCCAATCGAGAAGTCTTTACTATTCCGTACCAGTTCACAAAAGAATAACCCTGAAGGTCGCTCTATCCTTCGTAACGCTTACCGTTCTTGGTATTTCAAGCGTCGTATTGAGGAAATCGAAGCAATCGGTATTGAGCGCGACCTAGCAGGTTTGCCAGTTGCTTATGTGCCACCTGAGTTTCTTTCATCTACTGCAACAGCCGAGCAAGCCTCAGTTCTAGCAACTATTCAAAACATCGTTACATCTATTAAGCGTAACGAGCAAGAAGGAATCGTCATGCCTTCTATGTATGACGACCAAGGACACAAAGTATTTGATTTAGTTCTTCTATCTTCAGGCGGTTCTCGCCAGTTCGATACAGACAAGATTATTCAGCGCTATGACCAAAGAATTGCTATGTCAATCCTTTCTGACTTTATTCTTCTTGGCTCTGACCGAGTTGGCTCTTATGCCCTTGGAACTTCCAAGATGGATTTGTGGTCAATGTCAGTTGATTCAATCGCTAAAAACATTGCTGAAGTAATTAACCAACACGCTATCCCACGCCTGTTAAAACTTAACGGCATGGATGTTTCTCGCGCTCCTTATCTAACATACGGTGAAGTAAGCCATGTTGATTTGAATGAGATTGCTGGATTCGTTGGTAACTTGGTTGCTTCAGGTGCAATAGTTCCTGACCCTAAGTTGGAAGAGTATCTACGCGACTTGGCTGGTCTGCCACCTGCCGAACACGATGGACAGAATTTTGGTATGCCTCCTATGCCTGAAGGTGAAGGAATTCCTCCTATGCCTGAAGAACCAACAACATCAGGCGAAGAAGAATTACCTCCTGCTCCTACTCAAACTGAGGCTCCGAAACTTCCTGAAGTTGGTTAGAGATGGCAATTCATTTTGCTAAGGCGCGAGAAAAGCGAGTCCCTCTAACACCTCAAGAGCAAGCCCTTGCTCGTACTTTGTACGACTCAATTCAGCGAGCCACGGACAAAATCTCTATGAGGCAACTTGAAAGTTTGCTTCGCAATATGAATCCCGAAACTTTAGAGCGCTTGCTTGAAACAATCACCATTGCCAATCAAAAGAAAATTCAGCAAAGCCTTTTAGCCTCTATTGACCTTGGCGGTAAAGAGGCGATTGAGCAGATTCAAAGCATTGCTCCAAAATTAGCCTTGCCAGCCTTCTTGCCTTCTAAGGTAAAGGTAGATAACAAACCTGCGATGGCTAACATGGAGTTCACCAAACTTCCAGCATGGGCGCAACCTAAGCCACCTAAAGTCGAATTTGTAATGTCTTTTGATAAGACAAACCCAAACTCTTTAGCCTTTGCTCAACGCCGTGCTGGAGAGTTGATAGTCTCGATTGATTCCCTTACCCGTAACTCAGTTCGTCAAGCAATCATTGATGCTTTCAACGAGCAATTAGATTACAGAGCAACAGCCCGAAGAATTAAAAATGTTGTAGGACTTCATCCTCAATGGGCAAAAGCAGTTACTAACTTTGAGAAGAAAGAGTTTGACCGTCTAGTTAAGAGCGGAATCAAAGAGGCAACCGCTCGCGCTCGCGCAATAGAACGCTCAACCCGTTATGCAGATTCTCTTAAGAGTAAAAGAGCAACGATGATTGCTCGTACAGAGATTCAAATTGCTCAGAACGAAGGACGCCAAGAGGGATGGAACCAAGCGGCTAAAGAAGGTTATGTAGATGTTGAAGCACAAAAGATGTGGGTCATTGCTCAAGATGAACGCACTTGCGATATTTGTTCTGAATTAGATGGCGAAATAGTTCCTTGGAATGAAACATTCTCCAGCGGTCATGAAACCCCAGGAAGAGTTCACCCTAATTGCCGTTGCACCATGGTAATTATTCCTCCCGATAGGCGCCGTAAATGAGTATCGAAATCGCTTTGCCTGTTGGATACAAACCAGTTTTCAAACACGGCGACCACGACCAGTCATCACACGGCTCATGGGCGCACGGGGTCGAGGTAGCCCCTGATGTGGTTCGCTCTGTCCTTGATAGGGTCAAGGAGAATGGCGGTCTCTCAGTAAGCCTTAAGGACGGTTCTGAGCCTACTAAGGGCTTTATGGTTGCCAAGGGCAAGAAGTACGCGGCGATTGTCAAGGCTGATGACTTCTTCGATGAGAGTAAAGGCGCCGAGATTCTTTCTTCATACATGAAACAACATAAATCCGACCTAGCAACTGGGAAAAACTTCCTCGGTTTATGGCATAATCAGGATGACGGACAGGTCTATCTTGATGTATCGGAAAACATCATGGATGAAGGAGAGGCTACTGCCCGTGGTCGTGACCGCGACCAAATCTCAATTTGGGATGTAGCAAACTTCAAAGAAGTAGAAACAGGAGGAACAGGTGGCATCGAAAAAACTCGAAGCAGTAGAACTGCCCGATATGTCGAACATGACGGACGAGCAGATAGACGCTTACGCCAAAGAAATTTGGGCGAAGTTAGCAAAACCCTCAAAGTAATTTATTTTGACTTCGGGTTAAAACCCGTATTCAAACATGGTGAACACGACCAGTCCGAGCATGGAAACTGGGCTAGAGGTTTTACCGAGGATGAAATTGGTCGCATTGAAGAGATGCGTGGTCTCGGTCCATCTTTAGAGGATTTAGATAATGTTCTAAAAGGTGACACGGAATATAGTGATGAACAATTAAAACTTACTGTTGAAAATGATTCTGACCTTTATGCTGATGCAACTCAAGGAATCGATGAAAGAGTCGAAGAGGCTTTTCAAGAGGCTAAGTATGAGTACGAGGACCAAGCGGCTAACGATAAAGCGAATGAAGATTTAAGAAATCGCCTATATGAAAAAATTCAAGATGAAATGGTTAGTGAATATGTAGAGGCTCAAAGAGATACATTGAATGAATATGAAAGAGTTAATTCAGGAGATACTGGTCAAGACCCTGAAGAATTAGTACCATTCTTTCAAGAAGTCTATGGAGTTAGCCATACTGGAACTAATCCTGATGGACAAGAGGTAACTCTTAATACAAACATTGGTCAAGTATTTCGAGATGGCAATAGCATTTATGTGCGTGGAGATATTACCGATGAAGAGGGCAACATGGTTGGTGAAGTATCTCGGCGCTTCTTTCAAAAAGATGGAGTATGGAATGTTGAGCATGAAGTCTTAGCAATTCCCGACCCAACTTATCAAGGAACAGGTTTTGGTAAAGCAATTATTGAACAATCAGAGGCTTGGTACACAGCCCGAGGTATGGGATATATCGAGGTTGGTACAGCATGGGATGGCGCTCGCCATTGGGCGCGAGCAGGTTATGACTGGAAGCCTGACCGAGTTGCTGACAACTTACAAACGATTGCTAATAATGTTGAATATGTAGATGGATTTGAACGAGGCACTCCAGCAAGAGCAGAATTTGACGCTTTAATGAGTAGAGCAACCGACGGCTACAACCCAACATTTTCTGATGAAAGCGGTAACGAATATCCTGCTTGGGATTCAGTTAAAAGCATGAAAGAAGATGGTTTCCCACTACCCGCTGAATTCGCAAACATTGGTTATACAAAGGGTGCAACAGAGTGGGCTGGTAGAAGTTTGATGTATGACTTGAGATTAAAGTACACAAAGTCATTAACCGCTGAAGGTCAAAAACTATTAGACGGTCCCATTGACCACGATGGCGACGGATTGGTTTATGATGGAACAGCCCGTGAAAAGCCAGCGCCTAGTGGCGGAAAGTAATTAACTGGGGTATAATTAGATTATGACAAGTAGACGAGAAAAGCAAAAGGCTATCCAAGAGGCTTATGCCAAATGGTCTGAGAAGGTTAAGTTCACTTCTTATACAGGTGCCGATGAAAAAGATGAAACGGTACTCATGGAAGAAATTCAAACCATACTTCAAGGAAATAAACCCCAGTCAGAATAGTGTGCGCTATTCTTAGAACATGGCGGATATTGCTCCTAAACTAATTCATCTAAGCGCTGAGAAACTACTCGCGCTTCATAAGAATGTTCATAAGTCAGCCTCTCCTACCTCGGCTGAAATCGAGGTTCACCACACCGTTCTCAATGAGATGGCTAGACGCAAAATGGAACGCCCGAAAGATGATTGGGACAACTATGAAATTCTTATTGATTCAATCGACAATGTAGACCTAACCAGCCTTAGCGGATTACCAGCCGAAGCCGTCTTAGATGTTATTAAAACTACGGGTGATACCGAAGGCAATATCAAAACTTTTTTAACTGTCAATGGTTATCAGATGCGGATTGAGCCAGTTGAAAAGCGTATCCAAGAAGAAGATGGAAAATGGGTTGTTTACAACGAGGCTGGAACTAGAAGTTTTGGAAGTTATGATTCTAAGGAAAAGGCTGAAGAGCGCCTAAGACAAATCGAGTTTTTCAAAGCCGAAGAAAATTACAAACCTCCTCAATCAGTAAGAGATGCGGCGCAACGAGCAATCGAATGGATTGATGCTGGACTTGCTGGTGATGGATTTACAAGAGTTGGAAGAACAAGAGCGGGTCAATTAGCCCGAGGCGAAAGTGTTTCTCTTGAAACATTAAAGCGAATGAAATCTTTCTTCTCTCGACATCAAGGAGACAAAACAGCACTTGGCTTCAGCCGTGGAGAAAAAGGTTTTCCTAGCGGTGGAAGAGTTGCTTGGGACGCTTGGGGCGGAGATGCTGGATTCGCTTGGGCAGAATCAATGGTGGAAAGAAATGAAAACGAAGTTGAAAAGCACGGAGACCACGACCAAGCCGACCACGGAAATCGGGATGGCGGAGGTAGTGGTGGAGAAGATAAGGGTTCGAGTGGTCGCCCCGCTATGGCACCTGATAAACCTGCATCATCAGAGCGAAGCCCTGCCGCGGTTAAAGAAGCCCAAAGAATTAGAAGAGACGCTGAAGCAGTAGAACCTGTAATCACATCTTTGATGGAAGGTATTGCTAAAACCATTGATGCTGATTTTGCTGAACTAGATGGCAAGAGTTCTCTCGAACAAAGATTAAAGTCCACGGATTCTCTTGCTCGCAAGATTGATGCGGATGCTGAAAAAGACCATGGTGGAGATAGAGAGAAAGCGGCAAACGCAATTTCCGATGGTGTTCGCTACACACTTAATGTTGATGAAGATAACTACACAGATGGTGTAGAAAGAACAATCAAGGCAGTTGAAGAAACTGGTTGGAAAGTTGAATCGGTTAAAAACTTTTGGCAAGCGGGTGACCCTTATGACGGTACCAATATCAAACTTAGTAAAGATGGGGTTAAGGTTGAACTACAACTCCACACTCCAAATTCTCATAGAGTTAAGGAAGTCGATTTACATAATGACTATGAGACTTACCGTACTTCTAAAGACAATACAGAGCGCCAAGCCATTTGGGACAGAATGGTGGATAAGGCTAAGGCAATCCCTCGCCCCGCAAACATGGGCAAACTCTTAACCCTTGGAACGCTCGTAGTCCAAACTTTTGAGACTGCCCAGCAAGCAGGATTGACTAAATCAACTGGGGTTGATATTATATGGACAATAACGAGAGGAGGTATAGCCGTATGCGGTATTTCGCAAAACTAGGCGCGAATGGCGAGGCGATAAACATTTATCGTTTCGAGCGCGGAGAAACATCCATGGTCGAGGACAGATGGGATATTCGTACAAAGAGTTGGGTAGACAATCCCGACGCTGATGTTGTGCGCTATCTAGTTCAAGGCGAAGGTGAATTCCAAGAAGTTACCGAAGAGGTAGCCCGACAGATTTTCCCTGATGCCTTTACTGAAAGTGCAACAAAGGCTCTAGGCAAGTTTGACTTACAGAAAGCCGAAGGCGAAAAGCGTTACACGCTTGGAGCAATGTACATCCCTGATATGGAAGATGCTCACGGAGAGTGGACAGATTCAGATGAATTACAAAGAGCGGTTTGGGATTATGTTCGAAGTAATGACCGTCGTATCCGTTTACAACATAACCGTGATGTAGTTGCTGGAGAATGGGTAGAAGTTATGGCGTTCCCATATTCATTGACCGTTCCTATCAAGACTCCTGAAGGCGAAGATTTAGAACACACCTATCCACCTAACACAGTTTTTCTTGGTGTGATTTGGGAGCCTTGGGCTTGGAACATGGTGAGCGAAGGAAAGATTCGTGGCTATTCAATCGGCGGAAAAGCAGAGCGTTTATTCGTTGATATAGACTTAGAAAAGAACGACCCAACGGTGTCGGATGTACATATTGATACAATAATGTCCCCGTCAAAGAAAAAACCTAAGAAGGAAGAGACTGTATGAAAAAAGACCTAAGAATGTTGCTTGAACTTCGTAAGGGACCTTTGGCTGGTATGGACGAAGATGAATTTAAGATGATTGAAGAAGATGTTAGAAAGTTCGGATTCAAGGGTCTTAGCGGATACGCAAAGTCAATGGTTATGGAAGCAATGCGCCGTTTGGGTAAATCTATTAACGAGGCTGTTGCTGTAAAAAAAAACATAGTATTAAGTAAGGCTGTATCAGTCGGTGACAAAGTTTCATGGGACGCATCAGGTGGAACAGCCGAAGGTAGAGTTTTAAGAATTGAGCGCTCGGGCAAAATCAATGTTCCTGATTCATCATTTGAAATTGAAGGAACTGAAGATGACCCTGCGGCGTTAATTGTTTTATACCGTGATGGCAAGCCAACTGATACTAAAGTTGGACATAAAGTTTCTACTCTAAAAAAAAATTAGATATTGAGAAGCACGGCGACCACGACCAGTCTAGTCATGGTGGCGATGGTGATGATTCAGAGGGCGAAGATTCTTCAGAGCCTAAAAACCCAAAGCGAGATTTTGTTCCTTACAAAGACGACTCTGAAGGCGAGTTTTCGGATTTAGATTATGATGACCCAAAGTGGATGGACACAATGGATTATCCTAGAAAGAAGAACTAATGTTTAGCATCATTGATGACACGATGAACATTCTTAAATCGATGAATCTTGATGCTCAAAGAGTCTCAACCCCGCCTGGGTATGCTGGAATTCAAGTAAATCTGCCCAACGACGCTCAAGCCTTTTTTGTATGGACGAAGATAGACCAAACCGATTATCACTTTAGATTGGCTCGTTTTTGGGCTAACGAAAATCCTTTTTCAATGTGGGTATCGCCAAATTTGATTGAAGCCTTGGCTAAGACAAGGGTTATGGCTAACCAATAAAAGGTTCGAATTACACCTATGGTATTCTAAGCGTGTCAAGACCCGAGGTTAGTTTTATTAGCCCTATGCTAAAAAAACTTACCTCTAGTTTGTTAGGAGCATAAATTGGCAAAACCCCGTACCCGCAAAATGGTGAATCTTGCCATCGAGGAAACGAGTGGCGTAGACCATCCAGCGCACTTACATGAAGGTTGGCTTGTAATGAAGTCAGCATCCGAATCTGAAGTTCAGAGGGTTCTCGACAAATCGCTGACCAAGGAGGACTCCAACATGGAGGATATTAAAACTACCGAGGCAACTGAAGATAAGGTTGAAAAAACCGTTGAGGAAGAATTAGCGATGGCGCAAGCCCGTATCGCTGAACTCGAAGCCAAACTCGCCGAAAAGGAATTAAAGCCTGAAGAGGAAGTTGTAATGGCGATGGACGAGGACTCAAAGAAGCCTGAAGAAGAAACCATGAAAATGGATTCTGAAAAGAAGGAAGAGGAAGAGGAATATCTAAAGTCCGCTCCTCGCTCAGTTGTTAAAATGATTACAGACTTAAAAAAGCAAGCAGACGCGGCTACCGCTGAACTTCGCAAAGAGCGTATTGCCCGTGCTGATGCACAGGCAGTCGAAAAGGCAAAGGGTT